CCCCGCAAGCAGTATCGCTCGTCCCCCATCCCCGACGCCCCGAACATCGAGGTCCCGCTCGGCGCGCAGCACTGCGACACGCTGTACGCCCAGGCTATCGACACCATCTACGCAGGCGACCCGCTCCTGACGTGCCGCGCCAACGACGAGAAGTTCGAGCGCCACGCCAAGGCGATGCAACGCTGGGTGAACTACGTCGCGGCCAACGACTGCGGCATGCGTGAGGCCACCGACCACGCCTACCTCAACAACATCCAGCTGGGCACCGCCGCGTTCTACGTTCCGTACGTCGAGGAGACCGTTCAGACGAGGTTCGCAAAGATCGTGGATCGCGGCCCGCGGATCATCCCCATCGCCCCGGAGAACGTCCTCTTCATGGGCGGCTCGCGCGGCAACCTGCAGGCCGACCGCTGGGTGGCGCTGCGCTTCTGGATGACCCCCGGCGAGCTAGAACTCTACCGGAAGAAATGCGGCTGGGACACCTCCAAGGCCATGCCCATCGCGATGACCGACTGGGTCCGCCAGCAGTACGAATGGGTCAGCCTCACCACCGGGTCCAACAACTACTACGAGTACTTTGAAATCTATCGTATCGCCATGAGGTACGACTACCACAACGACGGCACGGAACTCGACCTAGAAGTCATCTTCGATCGCAGCAGCCAGAAGGTCCTCGACGTCAACTACTACCCGTACGACGAGCGGGCGATCGTCCCCATGCGCTACCAGCTGCGCCCGGACCTCGCCTACGGCCTCGGCGTCATGTCCATGCTGCGCCCCCACCAGGAAGAGAACACGGAGGTCCACAACTACCGCCTGCTCAACATGTTCCTGGCGAACACCCGCTGTTGGTCCGCCGTCGAGGGCTCCGTCCCGGAGTCCATGGTGATGCACCCGGGGAAGATCATCCCCGTCCGCGAGGTCGGCGCGCTACAGGAACACCGCCTATCGGACGTGTACCCGTCGTCCGCCGAAGCCGAGGGCCTCATCAACGCCATGGCCGAGCGCCGCGTCGGCACCGAGGGCCAGGCGGGCAGCAGCGCCAACGAGTCCAAGAACATCGGGACCCGAACCCCGGGGATCACGGCCCTGTCCCAGATTCAGGCCATGAACCGGAGGTTCATCCCCCCGTTCGACCAGATGCGCCTGGCCACCGCGGAGGCGCTACGCCAGTGCCTCCTGCGCCAGCGCGAACGCCTCAAGATGGGTGGCGGTCCCGCGCAGCAGATGGAGAACCACATGCGCTCGGTCATCGGGGACGACGCGAAGGACGTGATCGACATCCTCAAGATGGCCGACTACCGCAAGTACGTCGGCGTCGACTTCACGTCCGCCACCCCGCAGACCAACCGCGAGGCCGACCGCCAGGCCATGCTGCAGGTCTCCAACTTCATGTTCGCGCAGTACTACAAGCCGGCTATGGAACTGCTGGCGCAGGCCGTCAACCCGCAGTCCCCGCCTGAGATTCGGGACATCGCCAAGCAGATCATCGTCGCGGCGAACGAGATGGCGGACCGCACCCTGCGGACGTACGACCAGATTCGCGATCCCAAGCCCTTGCTGCTCGACACCGACAAGCTCCTCAAGGACCAGACCCCCGAGCAGGCCCAGGCGCAGCAGACGAGCGCGATCATGCAGAAGATGTTCGGTGGGGACCAGGGTGGCGGTGGTGACAGTGGGGCCGGGGGTGGCGGGCCTGGTGGCCCCCCCGCGCCTCCATCCCCCAGGCCGGCTGGTTGACACACCGTTCTGAGGAAATACCCTGATGCGGAAATGGGAAACCGTTCTATCTCGCGACTCCGATGCGTATGATGACCACATTGCGTGGCTGCGCGATCATCGTGACCGTGAGCTTGATAAGCTGCGTCGTGTCGATTCTGCAAGCCACGAACGTCAAGCTGGTCGGGTGGATGGGATCGAGATGATCCTGTTCCTCGTTGAGCAAAACAGAAAGGAACGTCTCTCGAATGCGTCTCGCTGAACTCTTCTCACGCGCCCCGGAGCCCGAGCCCGAAGCCGTGAAGCCCCAAGAACCCACGCCGCAGTTCATCACCAAGGATGACCTCGTGGCCTCGCAGACCGCTCTCATGGATCGGATCACCGGACTCGCGGAGCGCTTCATTCCGCAGCCTGGTCCCGCTGCTCCGCAGGCCCCCGTCCCCACGGTGACCGTCGCGGACGTCGAGACGGCCCTGCAGTCGGGTGAGGGAGCCGCGAACAAGATCGCCGGCCTCATCAACGATCGTGTCAACGCCGCAGTTCACGATGTTCGCACCCGCGAACTGAACCCGCTCCGCAACGTCGGCATGAACACCTTGGAGCAGGTCGCTCGGAATCAGGTCGTCGGAGCGCTCCCCAACGAGCACAAGCGCTTCCTCCCCGAGGTCGAAGCCCTCGTCAAGGAAATGCCCGCCGAAGTGCGCGCCGACCCGCAGACCTGGAAGACGACTCTCGCCATGGTCGTCGGCACGCACACGCACGAACTGATCGCGGAAGCCCGCGAGCAGGCCCTGCGGACCGCTTCGGAGCCCCGCGCCGAGTCGGCTCCAAGGAACGCGGAGATAGACATGGGTGAGGGCAAGCGCCTGCGCGTCCCGTCGATCGAGGAGTTCGCAGGTGAGGAAGGGATCGCAGCGCTCCAGGAGCGCGGCAAGGGAATGAACGCTGACAGCTGGGCGCAGGCCGCCGGCTACGACTCTTGGTCCGACTACATCAAGATCGCTTCCAAGTACGACGAGCCGATAGACGAGTACCCCAACGTCGCGATGGGTTCCAAGACCTTCTCGCGCGGCACCCGAGGTCCCCATGCCGGTAACTGATCCGGGGGTCACGCCCGACGCCCCGCTCAACATCGAGCTTCCCCCGTCGGGCCACTCCCGCCGAGAGGAGTTCAAGCGGCGTGCCGAGGACCTCACCCAGAAGGCTGAGGAACTCGCCAACGAGATGCAGGCCGAGGGCATCCACCCCGACCGCATGAAGATCGACCGCGAAGTCGCCCAGAAGTTCACCCGCACGGGCGACGTCCACATCGACAACATGCAGCCCGACTACCAGTACTGCCTGACGTACCGCGATCCCTACGGGAAGTTCGCGGGTCAGTTCGTCTGGCGGAACATGGCCGAGGGCTGGGAGCGCGTCGTGGGCGACATGCCCGAGGGGCGCGAGTTCCCGGGGATGGCCGTCACGGGCGAGCGCTGGGTGGCCGACTGCCTCCTGATGCGAATCCCCAAGTCCCGTTGGGAAGCCCTCGAAAAGGAACAGGCCCGCAAGCGCATGATTATGCAGCGCGGTGCCGACCAGCCCAGCGACGAACTGCTGGCCGCAGCCGACCGCTTCGGAACGAAGGTCACGACTGGGGACCAACTCCCCACCCAGGTTCAGCGCGCCATGCGCGCTCAGCGCCGACTCAATTCCCCCGGGTCACGGCGAGCAAGCTACTAACAGGAGAACAGAATGGCTGCACCAGCACAGATGAGGCCGCTGCGGAGGTCGGGTCAGTACTCGACTCCCTCGCAGAAGGCCGGTGTGACCGGCAACACGTTCAGCAAGGGCGTCCCCGTCTCGCTGTCAAACGCAGCCGGTAACATGATCGAGTTCTCGGGTACACGAGCCGCGAACCGTACGACTGGCCGCGTCGCTGGTATCAGCGAACAGGGCGTGTCGGCGGGCCTGATCCTCACCGGGTCCGGCAGCGGCAACTTCCCGAACATCGACTTCACCTACGTCCCGGCAATCCCGGGGCTCACCTTCAAGGGCACCCTGTCGAACGCTGCGCTCACGCGGGCGCTCGTCGCCACGGACGTCGGCTCGACCTTCGGACTCACGAAGGACGCCCCGTCGACCCTGTGGTTCCTCGACAGCGCCAAGGTCACGGACGGTGCATCGGGTACGGGTAACACTTGTTGCCTGGTGCTGGCGCTCATCGACCCGGTCGGCGCAACGGCGAGTGACACTCCGTCGCCAGGCAACAGCGGCACTTCGCTGGTGGAATTCACGTTCCTCCCCGAAGCGACCGCCTACAGCGGAGTGTAAGGAAGAAACATGGCTATCAAACGAGCAGCGTTCGCCGCGTTCCTCAAGCCCGACCTCTATCGGGTGTACATCGAGACCGGCAAAGAGCGCCCCCCGGAGTTCAACCAGTACTTCAACGTGGACGACATGCCGTGGAACCCCGTCACTGACCGACAGGTCAGCGGCCTGGGGACCCTCGGGGTCATGCCGGAAGGTGAGCAGTTCCCTCTGGACGATCCCATCCTCGGCTCCACGAAGGACTACGAGGCGCTGCCCTTCGGTCTCGCCGTCGAAATCACCTACCCCATGTGGGCAGATGACCAGTACGGCGTGATGCGAGAACTCGTCAGCGAACTCGCTCGTTCGTCCCGAAACAAGATCGAGGTCGAGGCATGGTCGATCATCAACAACGGGTTCTCCACCAGCTTCACTGGCTTCACAGCCGCGGAGTCCCTGTTTTCGGTGACCCACACCAACCTCGACGGATCGACGCAGGGCAACCGGCCCACCCCCGACATCGGTTTCTCAGTCCTCGGAGTCCAGAATTCTCTCGTACGCTTCGAGAACATGAAGAACGACCGCGGTCTGCCGAGGCTCATGGCCCCGGTGATGGCGCTCGTTGCTCCGGAAAACCGCTTCGTTGCCCGTGAGGTGCTCGGTTCCGTCGGCAAGCCGTACACCGCCGACAACGAGCAGAACGCCCTCCTGCAGGATGACCTCCGGTGGATGATCGTCCACTACTTCACCCTCTCCAAGCAGTGGTTACTGAGCGCCGGCAAGGGCGTCCACGACCTGAACTTCTTCTTCCGGACCCGTCCGCTGTTCGACGTGTTCGATGATCCGTGGAGCAAGAACGCCATCGCGACCGTGTACCAGCGGCACGTCCCCGGCTTCGGCTCCTGGAAGGGTGTCGACGGCTCGAACGGAGGCTGATCCATGGCCAGTGGAAGCGCATTCCGGGGTCCGGTCCTCTACCAGACTTCGGGCATCAACGCCGGGGCGGGGGTAGGAAACTTCTACCCCTACCTGAACGGCATCTACGGCGACAACGCCGAGACACAGCCGTTCCTCGTCACGGCAGGCCCCGACGAGAAGCCCCGCCAGTTCGGGTACGCAGTCATGGCGGGCACGAAGTACCCGGGTCCGTACGCAGCCTCGTCCATTGCGGGCTCACTGTCCTCGAACGCCCTCACCAACGGTGGCACCATCACCCAGGGCAACATCACCGGGGGCTCGCTCATCATCACGACCGGCGCAGCCGGCGGTAACCAGGCGTCCATCTTCTCGGGCGCAGCAGCCGGTACGCTCTCCACCCCGTACGCCGTCGTCGCTGGGAAGCGCATCTGGTTCAGCACTCGGCTCGCCATCACGACCGTCGCCAGCGGCGTCCTGCAGCTGGGCCTCGGGTCCTCCGACCCTGCCGACATCACCACCTTCCCCACGGACGGCATCTTCTTCTCGAAGACCGGCGCGGGGACCGACTTCATCTTCCAGGTCCGCAAGGCGGGCACCTCGACGTCCGTGACCAACGTGTGCGCCCTGGCGGGTCAGCCGCTCGTCGCCGCAACCCAGATCGAACTCGGCTTCCTGGTCGACTTCGGGGGCCTCGGCGTCGGCGCAGTCAGCACCGCGCAGGGGGCCATCTCTTGCTACGTCAATGGCCGGCTCGCCGGCAGCGTCACGTCCTCGGACGCCAACATCCCCACGGCCAACCTTGGCATGGTCCTCGCAGCCCAGGCCGCGGGCGCAGCCGTCGCCATCGTCAACGTCACCCAGTTCCTCTGCCTCGAAGAAATCTGATGACACTGACAGAATCCCACCTTGAACAGGCCCTTGCTGTGAAGCGGGGCCTCAAGCGTCTGCGGGATATCCCCGCCGAACAGCGCCCCTTCGTGGAACGGACCATGCACCTAGTCCGCGACGCGGAGTGGGGCGAGGTAGCCGAGGAGCGCGAACTCCGCACCCGCCAGCCCCGCTCGGCCCGCTTCATCCACAAGCACCCGCTGACGCGCAGTTAACACAGCGCGGTGAGGGGGTAAGCTCACCGCATGGCGACGGCAGAAGACGTAGCTCGCAGTGCAATGGCCGCCGTCAGCACGGACGCCGGCCTCCTGCGTACGGTCAAGTGGGCTAGTGAGCGGTATCGTGAACTGACCTCCCAGGCGCGGTTCAAGCACCTTCGCCGGGTGGGTGAGTTGACGATACCTGCGCCGCTGACCACGGGCACCGGGTCTATCACCCCGGGCTCGGCCACGGTCGTAGGCGACGCGACGGCCTCCCCCGTGTGGACGTCCGACCTGATCGGTCGCCACTTCCGCGCGCAGCGCAACTGGTACCAGATCATCGACGTGCTGCCGTCGGCCACCGCCGCGCAGCTGATCCTGGCGTCCGTGTACGCGGAGTCCGGCCTCGGCACCACCGGCTACAAGATCGTCCAGCGCTTCACGAAGATGCCCCCGAACCTGCGGTTCATGGGGGAGTTCGTTCACATGCGCCTGGGCCGGCATCTGCCCATCCGGTCCAGCCTGGCTGCGGCGCGCAGCAATCCGTCCCGGCGGCTCGTGGCGTTCGGCCCCGCGTTCGTCGTGGACGTGGGCGCGGACCCGGAGTCCGCCCGCCGCCTGGTGGAGTTCTACCCGTACCCCACCCAGCGGGAACAGGTCGTCTTCACATGGTACCCCATCAGCCGGGACTTGAGGCGCAGTGACGTCTTGCCGAACGAGGTCGACGTGGCCTTGATGAAGGCGGGTGTCCTCATCGACATCTATCGCTACGAGATGGCGAAGTCCCAGCGCGCGGGGTCCGTCGAGGCCGCCGGCCTGTGGCGCAACGAAGTGCGTGCCCAGGAAACCTACTGGGATAAGAAGATGGAGGACATGATTCGGAACGATCGAGCTACCGATGACCTGACATTCCTCTTGAACTTGCGGACGGAGGCCACGGTCGCGGGTGATACCCGGCTGTGGTTCATCCCCGGTTCGGAACCCGGCAGCGACACCACGGGCTCCGAGCAGGGCTGGGGAGGGGGCGGGTGGTAGTCCGCCTCCTCTTCGCGTTGCTGCTCGCCGTCAACGCCTGGGCTGCGCCATCCGACTGCCCCAACGGCTGCAACCCTGGGGCCGGTCCGCCCATCGTCGGCACGAACGGCTTCCTCATGCCGCAGCCCTGCGCCTGCGACTGGCGCTCGAACGGCATGGACTTCAACCTGCAGCTGCTCAACAGCCCGAAGTACAGCCCCGCCTCCAACGTCCAGAACCCCATCTTCACCCTGGGACAGAACGTGGGCGACGGCTCGCACGACGCAGCCCCGGCGTTCTTCGCGTCCGCGGTCGCCTGCAACGCCGCGGGCGGCGGGACCATCCTCGTCCCCCCGGGCCGGTACCTCTTCGCGACCCAGCTGGTGGTCCCCGAGGGCTTCCAGAACTGCACCTTCCAGGGGTCGGGCCGCGACACCACGGTGATCGACTGCGCGCTGTTGAACACCCTGGACTGCATCACCGACAGCAGCGCGCAACAGCCCCACTTCTCAACCGTCCGCTATACGATCCGCGACCTGACCATTCGTGGCGCGCTGACGGGTGCGTCGACTCCGAACGCCCTCAAGTTCCGCGGCAACGCCCACGACTGCGTGGTGCAGAATGTGGACCTGGACCTGACCACTGGCCAGGGCATCTTGGTGAACGGAGCCTCGGGGACCCGCATCTACGGTGGCCACATCTACGGGCACGGGGACTTTGAGGTGGCGACGCAGCAGCCCCGTGGCATCCGGGTCGACAACGACTCCAACGACACGGGGATCGACGGGACGCAGTTCGAGTACCTCTACGACTCCATCTACGCCGCAGGCCCCGCCAAGAAGCTCCGCATCACGAACATCTGGGACGACCACGGGTTCATGACCCAGACGACCCGCAACACAAACTCGGGCGGCACGGTCTCCTACACCGCCACGACCCTCACCGATTCGAGTGCTCCCTTCACCGCAAGCGGCGTCCCCGTGTTCAACTTCATTCGCGTCTTGCATGTGAACCAGACCGGCACCTTCACGGTCGTCAGCGGCAACACCGTCACGGATGGCGCAGCCAACTTCCCGGCGACGACCTTGCGCGGCGACCTGATCCGCAGCGGCACCAGCTTCGCGCAGGTCGAAACCCGCACCAGCGCCACCGTCCTGACGCTCACCCCCTGGCGCGACAACGTCACCAAGCGGACCGTGGCCCCGCCGCTCGTGGGCGCTTCGTACACCCTGTTCAAGATGACCCTTGGTGAAGCGGCGAACTCTAGCAACTCCACCACCGTCATCACGGTGTTCCGCTGGTACGACCCGAGCGGTGTCGACCTGACGCCGACGAACGGCGACCTCTACGAGGTCGAGTGGTTCCGCCCGGGGTACGCCATCAAGACGTTCACCAAGGTCGATGACGTCAGTATCTCCAACAACCTCATCGTGAACTCCTCGGCCTGCGGTACGGAACTCTCTGGTGTGAACAACACCGTAGAGAACTCGGTCTACCGTGACGGCTCCGACTGCTGCATCTCGACCGTGACGACCGCCGGCCCCTCGATATCCTCCATCACGGGCAACACCTGCGATCACCAGAACTTCGGCATCGCGCTCGGCAACTCCAACAACTCCGCGTGGAACACCATTACCGGCAACACAATCACCGACACCCACTGGGCCAACCACGGCACGCCACCGGCCTCCACGCCGTTCGGCATTACCATCCTCGGAGCCGCGAACAACATCATCCAGAACAACACGATCAAGAAGGGCACGCTGACTGCCCCCAGCACCGTCCAGTACGGGGTGTACATCCAGGGAGCCGGCTCGGCCAACAACAACATATCTAACAACATGATCGACACGGCGAACTTCTCTGTCGCCGCGATCGACCTGGAAGACAACACGGTCACGGGGACCCAGCTGTACTACAACAACGGCGCGACGATCCGGGACAACGGCTCGACCGGCACCCTGGTCATCGACCCCCTACTGTCCATCGCCGTCGGCTCGCTGCCGGCCTGGGACTTCGGGTCCTCGGTCCGCGTGACCGGCACCACCGCCGCAAACCCTTGCGCCGCAGGCGCGCTGACGTCCATCGGGCGGCGGATTGGCGGCCCCGCCTGGGCCTGCAACTAGGAGCATCATGCGATACATCTTCCGAATTGGACTCGTCCACTGGGCGCTCGCCGCCGTGATCCTCATGTACACCGTGATGGGGGCGTCCGCTTTTTTCTGGTCTTCGCAGGCGGAGCGCGTCTTGGAGAGTATGTTCTCAGCCGCTGGAACTATCAAGCAAGTTCCATTGACCCCGGCCACGGAGCCCCTGGTAACCTGCGCCGCGGGCACCAAGGGCCTGATCCTCTACGACAACACCGTGTCCCTGACCTGCGTCTGCAACGGCACCAAGTGGGTCGGCACCAACGTCGTCGCCCCCGCTGGCGGCTCGGCCACCACCTGTGGGGTTGCCTGATGGCCCTGTACCTCACGCAGAACAAGGGGCAGCTGGTCGTCCGCGGCACGCTGGCGCTCAACACTCTCGCCCAGCAACTCGCGGTGGTCTGGTTCGACCTGTCCAACGTGACCGGCGGTGTAGGCGTCGCGCAGAACGTGAAGAACGCTGCGAACGTCCCGTTCCAGGTGAACGTCGAGGGCTCGTGGACCGGCCAGGTGGTCAACGTCTACCACTCGCTGAGTGACCAGGCGTCCCCGCCCACGGTTGCCGGCCAGTGCCCCCTGGTGAAGTCGTTCACCGTCCCCGACTACGTGTACCTGCCGGTGCTGACTCGCTGGGTGGGCTTCGCAATCCCTGTCGCCCTCACGGGCGGCACGGCGAGCATCTTCATCACGGGACTCCTCGGGCCTGCATGAGGCTCGTAGCCGCCATCCTGCTCCTGGCGAGCGCAGCGTTCGCGACCGAGATTCCGGTCGACGGGGGGTACTACGTCTTCAAGCCGGGTATCAAGTTCAGCGCGACCGACACGCCCCAGGTCATCTGCCCGGAGGTGACCCCGGCGGGCATCCCCCCGGTGGGCTTGGAGTACATCTACTGCAAGGCGGCGGCGGGCTGGTGCGCCCGGGACAGCAGCGGCACGGAGCGCTGCACGGGGTCCGGCGGGGCCGGTGGCGGCTACGCCACGGTGCTCAACCAGAGCGTGCCGTTGCCCCAGCAGCTGGTGCTCAACTGCCTGGGCACCGGGATCGTATGCGCGAACGACGCGCCGAACTCCCGCACGACCATCACCGTGAACGCGGTCCAGGGGCCAGTCGGACCCACCGGGCCGACGGGTACCGCGGGCACGAATGGGACCAACGGTACGAACGGCGCGACAGGGGCAACCGGGGCTACGGGTGCAACCGGGGCGGCATCCACCGTCCCAGGCCCGACAGGGCCTACGGGACCGACTGGACCCACTGGGGCGGGCACGACCGGCGCAACGGGAGCGACGGGGGCCACCGGGCCGACTGGCCCGACGGGTGCCACGGGCGCTACTGGGCCTACCGGGCCGTTCACCATCAACAGTAGCTCGGGCGTCAGCAACATCACCATCGCCCCCGGGGACCTGCTCCTGTTCACCGCGGTCGGCCCCTCGGTCGACTCGATCACGGATGGTCCCTCGAAGTCCATCACGATGAAGATTCACTCCCCCCAGTGCAACGCCAAGGGCTCGGGGATGAACTACACCACCAGCAGCGATGCCCTGACCTGCCAGTCGAACGTCAGCGGCATCATCCGGATCGACTCGTTCGCGAACGTCTTCTGCGACGGCAGCGCTGACTCGCGCTCTGGCGTCCAGACCGCCCTGAACACCCTGCAGTCCACCGGGGCCACCATGCTCATCCCGCCGCAGTGCCGGCTGGGCCTCACGTCCCCTGGGATCGGCATCAACAACGCAGCGATCACGCTGCCGAACAACGTCCACATCCTGTGCGCGGACCAGTCCGCGGGCTTCTTCGTGAACGAGCAGTACTGCAACGCAGTCGGTACGTACCCCGGGGCGCACTGCCTGACGAACGCAGACTGCCTGGGCGGCGGAACCTGCATCTCGTCCTTCGGTGCGTCCGCGAACCCCGCGACCCAGACCACCCAGTTCGCCAACAGCGCCGGCACGCACTGGATGTTCCGAGACGCGGGCGTCCTGTCGTCCGACGTCTTCATCGAGAACTGCTCCTTCTGGGCGTACCAGGCCGACCCCTACCAGTCCTGCACCACGACTGGACGCTCGTGCCGCCAGGAGTGCGACAACGCCTCGACCGTCCCGGGCCTGCGGTGCGAGGTCAACGCGGACTGCGGTGCGGGAACGTGCCTCCGCGTCGCGGACTGCCACGCGGGCGGCAACACCTGTGGGGGCGTCCCCGGCCAGCCCGCCGGCACCCAGCCCATCAACGTGCTGGACCTGACGAACACCACCCACGCCCAGCTGGCCCACGTCAGCGTGTACGACCACTTCCTCGGGGACATCGGCATCTCCACCGGGCCGAACGCCGTGCTGTACGACGTGAACGCGGCCCGCGAGATCAGCGACGGCACGTCGCTCCTGGCGACGCCGACCCTGTCGACCTGCTTCACGACCAACGCCGGGAAGTGCAACTACGGCGCGGTGACGATCATCGGCAACGGCAACGTGCAGCCGACCACCGCCGTGACGAACGACGTCGTGCTGGGGGCGGACTCCCAGATCATCCGTACCCAGGCCCGCGGGTCCACCAACTCGTTCAACGGCGGCCAGCGCGTCCGCATAGACGAGTCCACCGTCATCCCCAACGGGGCGCTCGGCGCGTTCGACTTCGTGGGTGGCTGGGGTCCTGGCACCCCCGCAGCGGGCTACACCGTCGCGGACTACGGCATCATCGCCAAGTCGTACGACCTGAACGCGGCGGGCGGCAGCACGGCGTTCACGCTGAACGGCACCGCTAGCGGCGCGATCGGGGACAAGGCCCGCTTCAACACGGTGGCGTCCGGCGGCACGGGTATCGCTGCGACGGGTCCGTCCCAGCACATCGACTCGATCATTATC